CCGCCGCCATTCCCCTGGGCCCCGGCTGCCGGCGCCGCGATCATCTCTTCGTCGTCACGGTACTCCTCGCCGATGCCGAACTTGTCATAGGCCCAACGCTTCGGCACCCCGCCCGGCATGGCCTTTATCGCCCTGGCCGCAACGACAGACCAGTCTTTCGGCGGCAGGTCCTCGTCCACCCACTTGAATTCAGGCGCGGCCACGGCGGGGCCGAGGTTCAGCTCGGTGATCCAGGCGAAAAGCCGGTTCATGACCCGCGCTACCAGCTTGCCGTCCGCCTCGACGATCTCGCCGCGCAGCTCGCTGTGGGTCTCGGCCGCCGCCCGCGACCCGCCCTTCTGGTCGAGCTCGGTGGACAGGGTCTGGCCGACGATGACCTTGCTGATCTCGGCATTGCAGACCGCAACCAGGGCGGCGTGGACATCGGCGTTCGCGCCTTCGAAGCCCTTCAGCTCGATCTCGGCATCCTTCGGCACCACCGTGACCGCATCGGCCACCAGGGCCACCAGCTTGTTGAGCAGATCCCGGCGCTGCTCTTCCTCCGATGCCTGGCCAAGCCGGCCGATGACCCATGGCAGGCCGTGCTTCTCGCAGAGGGTGACCCACCACTTCATGCCGTTGTGCTTGAAGAGATACGGCCAGTAACAGCGGGAGAGCAGGGCCTCGCCGTAGGGGTTGTCGGTATGGGCCATGTGCGTGGCGAGCAGGATCTTCCTGGCTGGCAGGGCGACGCCGTAGGTCGGATCGTCGATGGTCAGCAGCCGCCATTCGCGGCCGGTGTGGATCAGCCGCCGGTTCGGGATATCGCGCAGGAAGGCCGGTAGCCAGGCGCCGCCTTCGTAGTTCCAGACCACCTCCAGCGACCGATAGCCGCGCAGCGCCGCTTCCTGCAGGCAGCCGAGGCCGTTCTCGAGCGGGTGTTCCTCGTGGTTCTCCATGGCCTGCAGGGCCTGCCGGCAGAGCTCCGCCGCCTGCACCTCGGCCGCGTCGTCACCGCCGGGCTCGACCTGCCACTCCCGGCGCAGCAACCCGGAGCGCCGATCGATGACCTTGCTGATCACATGCGGATCGGTCAGCACCTGATCGTAGGCCTGATGGGTCAGCCCGGCCTTGCGCAGCACCTCGTCGGGGTTCGGCAGCTGGCTCAATCCGAGGATGAAATTCGGGTCGCTGCTCTGGTCGGCTATCTGGCGCAGGAGTTCGTTGTCCATCAATATCCCCTTACTACATGGCTGGCCGGCCTGGCCGCGCTCTCGGGCATGAAGGCCCAACTGCCGCCGCCTTCCTGATAGGTCGAGTGCCAGGCCATCGCCCCGGCGATCCCGGTATCCCCGTGTCTCTTCGTCTTGTCCTGACCGGTGTTCTTGGTCTCCGGCAGTTTCGCCACCCCCTTGACGATCTTGAAGGCCCGATGGTCTTCGATCACGTCGGCGTCCCTGGGCAGCAGCCAGCTTTTATCCTCGAAGGCCGCCTTGTATTTCGGCATGTTCTCGCGGTACCAGGCCTCCGACAGCATCACCTGGGCCACCTTCAACGGGCCATACCGCTGCATCGCCACCTCGGCCAGGTACTGGCCGTTGCCCCGGGCGTCAAACGATGCGTGATGTAACTTCGGCAGCCGGTCGAGGATGAAGAAACAGATCTGTTCCTGCTGGCGAAACGGCATGTTGCGCAGCTCCAGCGAGAAGACCGCCCGCCATGCGGCCGCCTGGGTCTCCTGGGCGGGCAGCATGACGGTGAGGTCGCCGGTCCTGGCAAAGTCCTCACCGAAGACCGTCTGCCGTTTCGGATCGAGCGGCGTCAGCAGCGGCAGCACAGTGTCTTCCAGCCAATCCTGCACCACCGAGTGCCGCCAGGCATCGTCCTTCTCGTTGAAGGCGTCGGTCTGCTCGTAGCGGATCACCGGGATCTGGTCGGACATGCAGCCCTCGATCAGCGCCCGGGTCAAGTAGGTGCCGGAGCCCTGGGAGGGGATGCAGAACAACTCCTCATCGGCGCCGCTGCCGTACTGGGCGACAATGGACGCCCGCCATGCGTCCTCCGCCTCCTGGCTCCACTCCCTGCCGAGCCGCAGGCAAATCCGCTCGTACAGGCCTTCCGCCAGGGCATCGTCCAGGGCCACCCGGTGCACGCTGTAGGGGATGCGGCCGGCCCGGCAATCGTTGATGATCTCGTTGAAATAGTTGGCTTCGCCGTCGTGGGTGGAGATGATCACCACCCGGCCGCCCCACATCAGGAGGGCCATGGCCGCCTTGATCAGTTCGCTCAAGTGGTCGTGGAAAGCCGCCTCGTCGATCACCACCTTGCCCTGCTTGCCGCGCAGGTTGGAGGGCCGGCTGGAGAGGGCGACGATTTTGAAGCCCGAAGCGCAACGGATGCGAAAGGCCAGGATGTCCTTGTCTTCATCGGCGAGGACGAACTCCTCGACCGCCGAGGCCGCCTTCTGGTAATGCTTGAGCCAGTCGCCGCAATCCTCGATAAACTCCTGGGCCATGTCCTTGTTGTAGCCGATATACCAGACGTCCATGCCGCTCTTGCTGGCGGCAAGCAGGGAGTCATCCGCGGCCTCGGCCCAGGACAGGCCGATCCGCCGCGATTTCTCGATGATCTTGACCGGGCTGTCATCCTCCAGCCAGCGCTGCTGGTAGGCCAGCAGGGCCATCGGCGCCCGTTTCGATCTGTCTTCTTTCTGGTATTTGGCCATCAGTTCTTCAACCCCAGGATCTGCCGGCGAATAGCCGAGGCCGCTTCATCGGACAGACCTCCCTGGACAACGGCGCTCTCCTCGACCGGCACATATTTGCTCTGCAGCTGTTCGATCATCTCCAGGGCCGCCTTGGTATCCTTGATGGCGGCAAAGGAGAGATCCCCGGGCCTGGTCAGCATGTTGTTGATCTTGCCCTGCACGGCCAGCTGCAGGGCGGCCACGGCATCGGCTGCCGTCATGATGCCGGTTGCCGGCTGATCGGTCGGCCTTGCCTCCTGATCCGGTTGTGGCACGAGTTGCGATCGCTCCCTCGCCTCCGCGTCGAGGGTCCTGGCCGAACTGACCAGGGCCGAGAAGGCATAGGCCTTCTGCGGGTCCTCGCTGTCGATCACCGACTTGATTAGTTTGGCTTTGGCCATCATCACCCCGCGCCGCACCGAGGTCTGGGCCTGGCGGTACTCCCGCCGGCGCTCGCTCCAGGGCGGCAGCGAATCGAGGCCCCAGCGCTTGAGCTGGGAGATGGAGACGCCGGTGCGTTCCGCCACCTGCTCAAAGGTCAGGCCGTCGATGATATACAGCTCCTCGGCGGCCTCGCGGACTTCCCATGAGTAGGACTCGGGACTCATCAGCCGATCCCCAGGGCCTTCTTCATATTGGCGATCTCGCCGATAACGCCGAGATACTCCGCGTGTTTGGCGGCGAGTTCAACCGCCTGGACCGCTGCCTGTTGCGCCTGCAGCTCCTCGATCGGGGCAAACGGCGGCAGCAGCATGCGGACCGCCGATACCCCGCCTTCGATCGCCAGCCGCAAGGACCGCGCATCCGCCTCTTTTTCGGCGAGACGGCCACGGACGGTCAGACGCTCAGTGTCAAATCCCATTACGACCCTCCTTCATAACCGGGCAAAAGCGATTGTTTTCGATCTTCTCGACGAGTTTGGTCATCATCTGGGTGTTCAGGTGGATGATGCCCGCCAGGTCATTGGCCAGTTTCTGGTAGCCCTCGACCAGCAGGACGTTGTTCTCGTAGTTCGTGACCACCGTTTCGAAGCGCTTTTCCTGCTGGGCGATGATTACCGCGAACTGCCGTTCGTTTTTCGCCATCTCTTCCTGGTGGCGGGCTTCGGCCTTGGCCCGCTCCTCGACGGCCTGCGCCCGCCGTTCACCCTCGGCCTTGGCAGCCTCCAGCCGCTCCCGCTCGTAGCGCCGGTGATCGGCATACATGAACGCCATGACCAGGCTCGGCCCGCCCATGCAGATGATGATGATCCCGGGCGCGCCGAGGGTCTTGATGATCAGGTCGAGCAGTCCGGGTTCCAGGTTCATTTTCGTTCGTTCTCCAGTTGTTGTTGGCAATCCCTGCAGTGAGTGCAGCCCGGCAGGACGATCCGCCTGGCCTCGGGGATCTCGCTTCCGCACTCGAGACAGCGGCTGAGGCTGTCGCCCACGGTCTCCATCCTCTTCCTGTGCATCTCCAGGGCCTGGTCGCGGTAATACGCATCCAGCTCCTGGGCCCGGTCAAACTGGTCCATGCAGCCGTTCAATCCTTCTTACGTAATTGATGGTCTCCGGAGCATCATCCCAGCCGGTCACCCGGTGGAGGCAGGCGGAGACCGAAGACCATTTATCCTTCATGGCCGCCAGCCGCTGCGCCTTGACGATATGCCCCGGTCCTGCGTTATAGCTGGCGAACATGAAGCGCAGCCGCTCGATGCCGGCTTCCTTTTTCCAGATGTTCCAGCAGCGCCGGTTATAGGCGATGCCGCAGCGGATGTTGGTCTCCGGATCGTGGATCAGGGCGGCGGTATGCTGCCCGGGCGGCAGGCCAAGCCTTTTGGTCATGTCGGCGTAGGTGCCGGGCATCAGCTGCATGAGGCCTATGGCTCCGGCCGGCGAGACCGCCAGGGGATCGAGATCGCTCTCGGCGATCGCCTGGGCTCTGAACCATGTCCAATCGAAATCAGCGCCGAAGAACTCGGCGCTGAAGCGATGGAAATACTCGTTGTATATGGAGGTGTTTGCTGCAAGCATGCCCATTCCCGTCCCTGGCGTTCAAACTTTGAAGGTCTACAGTCCCCGTTTGATGCAGAACGATCCCCGGTATACCGGGTTGGAGAGGAAATGCTTATTTGAACTACTTCAGTAGGCTGCAGCGATTATAGGACGTAGGGGACCATTTTCAGCAGAATGTCCCGGACCGCCTCTTTCATCGTCGCCACGGTGGTAGCCGCGTTCAGTTTATTGTTGATGTACGTTTGTGCTTGAGCAACGGTGTACTGTCGCAATCCTGAATCCTCCCGCGCCGCGTTGATGTCCAGTCCCCGTTGCTCTAATGCCGCCAGCTCGGCATCGGCTATGGCCTTCGCAGCCGCCCATCCGGCGACCTGGACATAGAGGCCGTCCACGAGTTGGTACCTGTCCGGCTGGCCTTGATACCACGCCAGCTCACAGTCGGTGTATCCGGAGTGACCGATTGCCGCCGCCACTTCTGCCACGGTGAAGCCGAAACGAAAAATCTTCGCATTCTGGTCCTCGACCAATTCATCATTTACCACGATCCATCTTCCACTCAGCAGGCCCAGCCAGTGCACCCGCCAACCAACAACATCCTTGTTTCTGATATACTCGTAGTCAAATCTGGTATTCATCTACTCCTCCTTATGTCAGGATAAAATATCGGTCGATCTTCTTAATGGTGGCGACAAAAGGAATTTGTCCGCCGTATTTTTGCATCTGCTCGATAAGCACATCAGATCCGGTGAACAGCACATATCGGCGACCATCCATCTCGAGTTGCAGACAAAGGCACTTCCCACTGCGATTTTTCTCGTATCTGCTGCCGCGGATGGCATGGCCGATAATCTCGACTTCCCGATCAAGCACTGCTTCAATCCGTATTTTGTCACCGTCGAGCGGTTTGGCTTCTTCGGCGAAATCAGAGAACTTACGCACGGCATATCTCCTCCATGTCGTCGAGCTGCATGGCCACCGCCAGATTATGAGTACAAGCCCAGCGCAACCAGCCGCGAGTTGAAGCCAGGGAAGATCTCATCTGCTCATTGGTAATTTTTCCTGCGGCCAGGAGTTTCGGCAGCAGCTGCAGCCGGCGCTTGACCCGCCGTGCTGTCGATTTTCGCAGCAGGATATGGCTCTTGAAGTGCCGGTATCCAAGGAAGTCAAGCCCTGCCGATACCGGGAACACCTCGGCAAAACTGTAGCGCAGCCGCAGGCGGGTATCTAAAAACTCTTCGATAGCATTCCGGAAGTCGTGCAACTGTTGCTTGTCATCTCCAAACAAGCAAAAATCATCGCAATAGCGTAGATAGCCAGACGGCTTCAGCACGTGCTTGACGAATTGATCCAACTCATTGAGGTAGAGGTTGCCCATCCATTGGCTGGTGTAATTGCCGATAGGGGCATTGCTCCCACCGGGATAACTGTAGATGATGTCATCAATCAGCCACAGTGTATCGGGACATTTGATCTTTTTGCGGACTATCTCAGCCAGGATGTCGTGATTGATGCTCGGGTAAAATTTTGCGATATCACACTGCAGACAATACTTGTACCTGCGGACAAACTCCATCGCCCGCCGGCTGCCGGCGTGCTGTCCCTTACCGATCCTGCAGGCATAGGAGTCGCTGATCATCAGATTGTTCCAGATCGGCTCAACGACATTCATCAGCGCGTGCTGGACAATCCTGTCAGGAGAAAACGGCAGCACGAAGATTTCCCGCCGTTTCGGCTCGGTGATGATCTTTATCTGGTATGGCGATGTCGTGAACTGTTTACTGATTAATAGCTCGCGAACCAATGCCAGATTTCCATCAACGTCAGCGGCAAAGGCTATGATATTCCGCATCTTCGATTTCCCTCTGACAGCCTTGGTGTAAGCCTGCTGAAAATTTTCCGGCGAAATTATTCTCGCCCAGAGTCTTCCGTGTCTTTTTGCCATGCAATTACCCGATACGGTGTTCGCTTGCGCTACTGGCCGCACCTGGCCTCCGTTATGTGTTTTGCCTTTCGCCTTTGTAGGGCTACCAGACATGGAATGAGCGCCCAGCCATGGGGAGTGTGGTCCAGATCCATGTATCCGGGTGCAACTGCGAGCGCCGATATTCGTATTCGCATTCCAACGATAGTTATTCGCATTCCGAGAGCGCGACCTGCAATTCGTCCCATTATTCCAATTGCCGCCGGCCAGCAGCCGCCTATGGCACTCATCCCAATCCGTCCGCACGTGTTACGATTTTTGCGCGGACGTGTTACGTGTTTGGTTTACGAGACTCCCGCATGGCGCCGGGCGCAACCGCGAGCGCCGAGACTCGTAACCGCATACCAACGATAGTAATACGCAGACCGAGAGCGCGACCCGCAAGACGTCCCATTATACCAAGTGCCGCCGGCCAGCAGCTTGACATCGCCGGCGCCGCCCTGCCTATAGATCGATCCCTTGTTCCCGGGCAGAGCGTAATAGGACCAGGTGCCGAGATATGAGGCATCGTCGTTGCGATAGCTTTGGTCGGCCAGCCATTGCCACATCACGCCGCAACAGTCCTCGAGTCCATAATTGCTGATCATCCTGCGACCGGCGGTATCGATATGGCCGCCGGTGGTAGCCGGGTCAGCGGAGCCGGTAATATTGGTTTTCTGGTTGCTCCCCTCTGCTGCAACTTGAAACCCGATATCCGAAGGCAAAACCAATCCCACAGCAGCCATATCATCGGCATGATCGTTCCATATCCGTGTGTCGGTGATGGTGCCACCGAACGCGCTGACTGTCGTAGTACCGGTGCCTGATTGCAGGTAGATCATCCACCATTCATCGAGGGGATCGACGTATGCCATACCGGCCTGTAGCCCTGGCGACCGGTGTGACAGGTCCCACACTGATGCTGGCACGATATCTCCGGCAAGATAGCCGGTTAGTGGATGGCCGGCGATTGTGCCGACTGCCAGGCACTCGCAGTGCAAGCCGCCGATCTTACGCACCTGGCCTGCGGTGTAGCCGGTCGGCACCGTGGCGTTGGCGGAGAGCACGATTTTGCCGGTCACGGTGGCGTAAAGACAAAAATCCTTGCCGGCGCGATTGGCGGCGACGGTATAGTCCGTTGCCACCGAATCCCAGCTCGCGGCGACATTCAAATCGAGAGACTGCGGCGGGTAGTAGATCACCAAGCGCCCCACAGCGGCCGTCATTCCCTTTGGGATGCTGACCGTCCGTCGTTCCGCGGGCGCGGACGATCCGACAACTCCCCACCGGGTCTCTCGTTGATACAACGTAGGAAACATTGCCTCGACGCTCCGGATGATCGCCGGGTTCATATTCAACACCGCGCCATTGAGCTCCATCACGCACCCCCTCTGGCATACATGGCAAAGGAAGTCATCGGGGCGCCGCCGGTGTTTTCAACGACAATCCTGACCGCCGGGCACAACAACGACGAGTACGTGAAGAACGCCGGCGCCCCCGCCACGACGAAACCGAGTATCGATTCCGCCCCGGGTGTAATGCCGTCAGGCAGCCGAACCACCTTCACCGTGCACGGTTGATCGGCGCTGATGTCGATGCCGACCGTCGATATCGCCCTCGTTTCGATCACAGCCGACGTCCTCACCTCACTGGCAATCAGCGGTACCTTGTCCACGAGGATCAGGGTGCTGCCGGTGCCTACGTGCCCGCTTGCCACTCCCACTCTATCTTCCATTCGAATCTCCTTTTAATCTGCCTTTAAAAACAAACGGACTATCTCTGGCTGATGGAGATAGTCCGTTTTGACAAGAAAAATTATCTGAAGCGCTTCAGTTGGAGACGGATGGATGGGCGGGGCAGGGGCCACTGCCGCTCGGTGGTACTTGACGGTATCTTCAGGAGGAGAGTATAACCAAAATTCCTGACAAGCATGCACGACCTTCTTCTTAAATCAGACGACTGAGGACCGCCCATGAACGAATGCCCGAAATGCCAAGCAGAATTCCACACAGGAGACGCTGAATGTCCCAAATGTGGAGTGATATTCGCCAAGTTTGAGAAGTATCAGGCGAAGCTGAAGGCAGCGAACATTGCGCCGGCAGACGACCCACAAGATGCTCGAGCAGAAATACCAGAGGATGATCACATTTGGAGCAGCGACCAACACGTTCCGAAAAAGGAGAAGCCCTCGTTGATCGTCGTGGTAGGTGGTGGCTTTATAGTTGTTTGCGTATTGTTTGCCATATACGCCCAGTTGACGATGCCCAAGATCAAGCCGCGAGACCACCAAAGAAATACGCCCATAACGAGGGAAGAACAAATACAGACCAGCTTTAGCGGCTGGGATGGTTCTCACAAGAAACTGACCGAACTTATCAAAGAATCGATGAACGATCCCGACTCATTCCAGCATGACAATACAGTTTATTGGGATATGAAGGATCACATCAGGGTGAAAACTACCTTCAGGGGAAAAAACGCCTTCGGAGGAGTGGTAAAAAATACAGTCTTTGCAAAGGCTGATCTCCAAGGGAACATCATTGAAATTATTGCTCAGGAATAATTCCCCTGGGGCGATGGTCAGACCAGCTCGCGGGCCTGCTGGTGGAATCAATAGGATTAGAAGACAATTATCAGAGATGAGGTGAAATGATGGAGTTCATTGATCAGTTGACGGCACTTTCAGCACGCGCATTCAAGCAGAAGGATATCATCAAGACGGAGGAAGCGACGAAAAACGCTCTCGTCATGCCGTTCATCCAGGCCCTGGGCTATGACGTATTCGATCCACTCGAGGTCATCCCCGAGTTCATCGCCGATGTCGGCAGCAAGAAAGGTGAGAAGGTCGACTACGCCATAGTGATGGGCGGTAAGCTCTCGATGCTCTTCGAATGCAAGGGCTGTGGCTCGAATCTCAACGACTGCCATGCCTCGCAGCTGCGTCGCTACTTCCATGTCACGACGGCGAGGATCTCGGTATTGACAAACGGAACCGCCTACAGGTTCTACTCGGACCTCGAAGAACCGAACAAGATGGACGAAAAGCCGTTCATGGAAATCAACCTCCTCGAAATCGATCCCCTGATCCTCCCCGAATTGAAGAAGCTTACCAAGAACTCTTTCGAGCTCGACAAGATGCTGCTTTCGGCAAACGACCTGAAATACACGAGAGAGATTAAGAACTTCCTCGAAGGCGAATTTTTCGCACCCTCTCCGGAATTTGTTAAGTTTATACTGGGCAACGTCTACACTGGCCTCAAGACCCAGCCGGTCATCGAGCAGTTCACGCCAATAGCAAAGCAAGCCATCAACCTGCTGATCAACGGCCGGATCAACGATCGGCTCAAGTCGGCCCTGACGAGCGACGAAGAGAAGGCGGCCGAGATCGAGGAA